AGGTGGAGATGCAGCTGTTACTTTTGAACTTGGTGGTACTGCTATGACAAATTCTGCTATAACAGTTGCTAATTCTGGTTCGGATGCTGGTCATGTAGATTCATCTACACCAACTGCTGCTAACAGAGTAGAAGAAGATGGAACTATTGAGATGATTACTGATGGTGGTTCTACTGGAACACAAAAATTACTTGTTACATTTGTAATAAGAAGATAAAAACTAACTGGGGGGATCTTGTCTAGCGATACTTCCCCCCTTCAAATTTAGGAGATAAATATGAGTTTTAATTATGGATTAAGACCTGGAACAACACAAAAAGTATCACCATCTGGTTCATCTGCTGCAACTGGAAATGCTTTTGGTTCACAAACTGAATATGTAAGAGTAGCTGCTGATGCAGATGTGCATATTGTATTTGGTGCATCACCAACTGCTACAGCTAATGATATATTTTTACCAGTTGACCAACCTGAAATTTTTAAAGTTTCACCTGGTGAAAAAATGGCTGCGATTGGTACTGCAAATGTTTCAGTTACTGAAATGAGTGCGTAGTGGCAAGACAAAAGTTTGTTCACTTTGTTCCAAGACCTAAACCAAAAAAAAGACCAAGACGACATAAAAAGGACTTGAACAAGCATGAAAAACGAATGGCTAAAAAAAGTCGTTATAAAGGACAAGGCAGAGTATGAAAAAAGATATTACTTTTGATGGTTTGCAAAAAACCACATATATGAAAGATGATATGGATGGTAAGATTGCAATTAAAGAAGAAGTTAATATTGATTCACATCTTAAACATAATAAAAGATTATTAAATCTTAATGATGGTTATTCTAAATCAAGAGATTTAAAGAGAGTAGCTAGTATTCCAACTTTAGCTTTATCTGTTTGGGCGAATGAGTATAATGGTAGTCGTAATTGGTTTGAGCTTCCAGCAGATGTTCAAAAACAAATATTGAAAAAAAAATTAAATTCAAGTGAGTTTAGATATTTTAAAACAGCAGAAGGTAATTTATAATGGCATTAAATAGTTATTCAGCATTAAAAACATCTATTGCAAATTGGTTAAATAGATCAGATTTAACATCAGAGATAGCAGAAGATTTTATAGTTCTTGCAGAAAAAGATTTTAACTCAAAATTAAGAATAAGAAAAATGAACGCAACTAATAGTTCATTTACTATCAATGCAGAAACAGTTGCATTACCTACAGGATTTTTACAATTAAGAGATATGTATATTGTAGAAGGTGGAACTAAATATGCTTTAAAATATATTACACCTGCACAAATGGATCAAATAAAAGGTAGTTCAACTACTGGTATGCCAGAAACTTTTACTATACTTGGAGATAATTTTAGATTTGCTCCAACACCAGGATCTTCATATACAGCAACAATAAATTATTATAAAGAATTTGATCCTTTATCAGATTCAAACACATCAAATTATATTTTATCAAATCATCCAGCTATTTATTTATATGGTTCTTTATATCATGCTGCTAATTTTTTAGGTGGTGTTGAACCTCAAAGATTACAACAATGGCAACAAATGTATCAAACAGCTCTTGAAAGACTTGAAAGAAATGACAGAGAAGATCAATATGGTAACGCACCACTTCAACAAAGATCAGATGTAACTGTTGCAGGTTCTTTCAATGATAATTATGTTGCAGTAACAAACAATAACCAATAGGAGAATAATGCAAATACCTTTTGGAGAGTGGCTTCCTGACCAACCAGAGTATCTTAATCCTGGTGCAACAACAGCTAACAATGTTTATTACGCAGTTAATTCTTATAAAAGATTTCCTTCATTAGTAAGTTATTCGTCAAATAATATTGGTGCAGATAGCAGAGGTGCAGGTTCTTTTAGAGATAATTCAGGTAATGTATTTAATTTTGTTGCAAAAAATACAGACATCTATCAATTAGATGGTGGAACATTTACATCAAGAAAAGGAAGTTTAACAGGTGGTAATACAGATTATTTTACATTTACACAATTTGGTAATTATGTAATTGCAAGTAATGGAGTTGATGCACCACAATATTATCTAATGGGTACTTCAACTAACTTTGCAAATTTATCATCTATAGCCACATCAGGTAGTGTTCCTACATTTAGAGTGTCAGGAGTTATCAGGGATTTTTTAGTTACAGGTAATCAACCTACAAATCAAAATAGAATACAATGGTCAGGTATTAATGATATTACTACTTGGTTAGCAGGAACTAAACAGGCAGATCAACAAGATTTACCAGGTTCAGGTGGAGAAATTGTTGCTATAACGTCTGGTGAATATGGTTATGTATTTAGACAAAATTCTATAGTTCGTATGGATTATGTGGGTGGTGCAACAGTATTTAGATTATCAGTTATATCTCCAAACAGAGGAGCTGTGTATGGTAGAACAGTTTGCCAAGACAACAGAAGGGTTTTCTTTTATGCAGATGATGGATTTTTTGAAGTCAATGGAGATCAAGTTGTTTCTATTGGTGCAGAAAAAGTAAATAGATTTTTTGATGTAGATTTAAATAAAGCATTTACAGATAGAATTTGTGCAGCAGTAGATCCATTTAATCAATTAGCTTTATGGTTATATCCATCAGCTTCTAATACTGCAAACACAACTGGTATATGTGATAAAGTAATTATTTATAATTATGCTACACAAAAATGGTCAACAGCAGATGCTAGTGCTAGTACAATATTTACTCAATTCGTAGGTGCTTATACTGTAGAATTAATGGATATTATTTCTGAAAACTTGGATAGTATTAATATTGCTTTAGATACTGACTTTTGGAATGGTGGTCAAATGTATTTAGGAGCAATAAATTCTGATTACAAAGCAGCTATATTTTCAGGCACAGAAAATGAAGGAACTATAGAAACTAGAGAATTAGAGTTGTTTCCTGGACATAGAAGTAGTATAACAAACATAAGACCTATTGTTGATGCTACAGCTACTGTAACAATCAAAAGCAAAGAGAGATTGGCAGATACTGCTTCAGAATCTTCTACTTCAAGTATGATTACAAGTGGTGATAATCCAGTAAGACAATCAGGTAGATATTTTAAAATTAAAGTAGTAACACCAAGCGGATCAGTTTGGACTCATGCTCAAGGTGTTGATTTAATTGCTTCAAGAATTGGATTGAGATGACAGATAAAAATGATATAGATAATGTCAGATACAGTTTTGAAACTCAAGAGTTCTTTCAACGACAAATTGAAGAAGCTATTAACACTTTGATAAATGAAAAAAACAAAGAAAACAATAAAGCATTTGCATGGTTTATAGGAGAATAGATGACAACTAATATTAAAGATTATTCAACAACACAAGCTAGTAACACATCACTTAATGGTATTTCAGTTGCAGAAGGAATGTTACCTTCTAACTTAAACAATGCAATTAGAGCATTAATGAAGAACACAAGAGATTGGTTTAATGATGCACAATGGATTGAATATGGTGATGGGTCTGGCTCTTATACTGCTGCTTATGCTTCAGCTACATCTTTTACAATAGCTGGTGTAGATGTTACTTCAGTTTATCATGCAAACAGAAGAATTAAATTAACAGCTTCAACACCTGGTACAATTTTTGGAACTATAAGTTCTTCATCTTTTTCTACAAATACAACTGTTAATGTAACTTGGGATAGTGGATCACTTTCTAATGAAACAATAGACAATGTTTATATTGGTGCATTATCAAATACAAATACGTCTATACCTGGTGGTGTTATTGGTACAACACAATTAGCAGATGATTCAGTTACAACTGCAAAAATTTTAAATGGTACTATTGTTAATGCAGATATAAATACAAGTGCAGCAATAGATGCTACAAAAATACATGATGGTACAATTTCAAATACAGAATTTGGATATTTAAATGGTGTAACTTCTGCACTACAAACACAATTAGATGCTAAACAAGCAACTATAACTGGTGGTGCATCTACAATAGCAAGTTCTGATTTAACTGCATCAAGAGCTTTAGAATCAAATGGTTCAGGTAAAGTTGCAGTCAGTTCAGTTACATCTACAGAACTTGGTTATCTTTCAGGTGTATCTTCTGCAATACAAACACAACTTGGAACTAAATTAACAAATTCAAATAATTTATCTGATGTATCAAGTGCTTCATCTGCAAGAACTAATTTAGGTTTAGCAATAGGTTCAGATGTTCAAGCCTATGATGCACAGTTAGCTGATATTGCAGGACTGACTCCTACAGATAGTAATTTTATTGTAGGTGATGGTTCTAATTTTGTAACAGAATCAGGAGCTACTGCTAGAACATCTTTAGGATTAGGTTCTATTGCAACACAAGCATCAAGCAATGTAAGTATAACTGGTGGTTCTATTACTGGTATGTCTGCACCATCTGGATCTACAGATGTAGCAAACAAAAGTTATGTAGATGATTTAGTTGCAGGATTAAAAACAAGAATTATTACAAGAGTTGCAACAACAGCAAATGTTAATTTATCAAATGCTTTAGAAAATGGAGATACTTTAGATGGTATTACTTTAGTAACTGGTGATAAAGTTTTAGTCAAAGATCAAACAGATGCTACAGAAAATGGTATATATTTAGTTCCTGCAAGTGGAGCTGCTAGTAGAGATCCAGATTTTAATACTGTTGAAGAACTTGCTGGACAATTAGTTATTATTCAAGAAGGTTCAACAGAAGCAGATAGAATTTACTTATGTACTACTGATAATTCAGGAACTATAGGTTCAGTTAATATAACTTTTTCAAGAGTTACACCATCATTTACTGGTACAGTTACAAGTGTGGCAGTAGCAGATAGTGGCTCATCAGAATTTACAGTAACTGGTTCTCCAATTACTACTAGCGGAACAATCAATCTTGCTGTAAATAGTATTAATGTAAGTAAAATAACAGATGCTGCTAGTAAAGGTTTTGCTACAGCTATGGCAATAGCATTATAAGGAGGATACATGGCACAAGACTTTGAATCAGAAGGCGGTCAAATAACAAATTCGGCTACAACACTATTAACAGCTAATAGTGATGATGCTATTGTTGGATTAAGACTTGCTAACATAACAGCTAATGCTGTAACTGTTAGTGTATGGATTTCAGAGGGTGGTTCTACTACTAGATACCTTGTTAAAGATTTAAGTTTACCTGCTGCTAGTTCAGTTGAATTAGTACAATCAGGTTCTAAAATCGTTATGCAGAATACAGATGTTCTTAAAGGACAATCAAGTGCTGCATCAAGTGTAGATGTTTGGATTAGTAGAGTTGACTCTATAAGCACATAGGAGATTAAATGGCGGATTTATATAAACAAGAATTTATTGGTGATAAACCAGCTTCGGAAACTGTATATCATCATGCAGCAACTTTAGATAAAAACATGGTTATTGAAAATGCAGTTCTTGCAGGACCAGTAACTTTTACTAACACAGTAACAGTAACAGGAACTTTAGTTATCGTATGAGTAAGATAGAAGTAAATACAGTTGATGTACAATGCGGATCTACACTCACTTTAGGTAGCTCTGGTAAAACAGTTCAATTAGCAAGTGGTGCTAGTCAATCAGGATTTGGTAGAACAGGAACTGTTGACTGGCAGACAGGAGATGTTAAGACTGCAACTTTTACTGCGGTAGATGGTGAAGGATATTTTGTAAACACAACAAGTGGAGCAATAACAGTTAACTTACCTGCAGGAACTGCAGGAGCAATTGTTGGTATTAAAGATTATGCAAATACTTTTGATACAAATAATGTAACAGTATCTCCTAATGGTTCTGATAAAATTGCTGGAGTTAATACAAGTGATGGAACTTTATCAACAGAAGGTTTATCTGTTTCATTTGTATTTGTAGATTCAACACAAGGTTGGTTAGTAACAGATTCAGGTTTACAATCAGATATGCCAACAGCACAATTTGTTACAGCGACAGGTGGTAATGCTACTTTAACTTGTGGAAATTTTAAAACTCATGTTTTTACAGGACCAGGCACTTTTTGTGTATCTTGTTCAGGTAATTCAGCAGGATCAAATACAGTAGAATATTTAGTGATAGCTGGTGGTGCAGGAGGTGGTGTAGGAGGTGATAATAATGGTTATAAAGGTGGTGGTGGAGGTGGAGGTGGAGGATGGAGATCCTTTACTGCTTTAACTCCTGTTAGTCCATTAAATGGTCCAGCAGCTTTACCAGTTTCAGTACAAGGATACCCAATAACAGTTGGTGCTGGAGGAGCAGGAGCACCTGGTCCAGGAACTACAGCTTCTAGTGGTACAAATTCAATTTTTTCAAGTATAACATCTACAGGTGGTGGTGGAGGAGGTTCAAATGAAGGATCACCTAATGGTGCAGGTCTTACTGGTGGTTCAGGTGGTGGTGGAGCAGGAAGAAATCCTGGTCAACCACAAGGACTTGGTGGTGCTGGTAACACACCTCCTGTAAGTCCAGCACAAGGAACAAATGGTGGTAATGGTACACAAAATGCTCCAGGTTGTGCTGCAGCTGGTGGTGGAGGTGGTGCTAGTGCAGCAGGAAGTAATGCTCCAAGCACTACTATAGGAGGAGCAGGAGGAGCAGGTGAGTTTATAACTGCACCTTTTATAGGACCAACAGCTCCAAGTTATGGTGAAACAGGACCTGCAGGTAGATATTTTTCTGGTGGTGGTGGTGGAGCTTCAGGTAATAATCCAGGACCTAGTGGTGCAGGTGGATTAGGTGGTGCAGGTGCAGGTGGAACTGGTGCAGTTGCTTCAGTTGCAGGAACAGCAAATACAGGTGGAGGTGGAGGTGGCACTACTGCTTGTGGTACTAGCGTAGCTGGAGGATCAGGTATAGTAATGATAAGGTATAAATTTCAATAATTATGACAAGTACAATTAAAGTAAATAAACATCAAAACGCTTGTGGAACTAACATTATTCAAAGATGTGGAACTACAACAACAATAGGATCAGGAGCAAGTAATACACTTGTTATGGATGGATCTACAGTTACAATTGGTAGATGTGGTGGAACTGTAGCTTTAGCATCTGGTGCAACACAAACAGGTTTCGGTAGAACTGGAACTGTTGATTGGGATACAACAGTTAAAACTGCTAACTTTACTGCTGTAAGTGGAGAAGGTTATTTTGTTAATACAACTTCAGGAGCTATTACACTTACCTTACCTGCTGGATCAGCAGGAGCTATTGTAGGTATTTCAGATTATGCCTCAACTTTTCAAACAAATAATTTAACCATATCACCAAATGGATCAGATAATATTAATGGAGTAAATGAAAATGCAACTCTTTCAACACAAGGTATTGCAGTATCATTAGTATATGTAGATTCAACAAGAGGTTGGAAATCAGTTACAGGATCAGATAACGATACAACTGGTATTCCTCCTTATATTGGAGCTACAGGAGGTAATGCTATTGTTACTTGTGGTAATTTTAAAACTCATATTTTTACCTCACCTGGAACATTTACAGTTACAAGAGCAGCAATTTCTGCACCTGATAATGTTGTAGATTATTTAGTAGTAGCTGGTGGCGGAGGTGGAGCAGGTGATTGTGGTCCTTCTAGTAGTAGTTCAGGTGGAGGAGGTGGAGCTGGAGGTGCAAGAACTTTTCAATCAACTCCAACAACTAACCCTTTATCTGCTCCAGCAGGAATCACAGTTTCTGCAACAGCTTATCCAATAACAGTAGGAGCTGGAGGATCAGCAGGTCCAAAAGGTTCACCAAATCAAGGCGGTCAAGGAGCTAATTCAGTATTTTCAACAATTACATCAGCAGGTGGTGGATTTGCTGTTAGTAACACAGGTTCTCCTACAAATGGTAATCCAGGTGGATCTGGAGGGGGAGCATATGCAGGTAATCCAGGAGGAACAGGTAATAGTCCTCCTGTTAGTCCACCACAAGGTAATAATGCTACAGCTAATCCAGGAACTGCTGGTGGTACTGGTGGTGGCGGATTCGGAGGTGCTTCTCCTGGTTCAGCACCAACAAACGCAGGAACTGCTGGTGGAATAGGAAGTTATGTTCCTGATGCTTTTATAGGTCCAACAGCACCCTCTTATGGAACTCCAGGACCTGAAAGTAATACAAGATATTTTGCAGGTGGAGGTGGCGGTGGTGGTCATAATGCTGCTGGTGGAGCTGGTGGAGCTGGAGGTGGAGGAAATGGTGCAAACTCATATGGTCCAGGTGGAGCAGGAGATCCTGCACCTTCTGGAACTGCTAATACTGGAGGTGGAGGTGGTGGTTTAGGAGCTGCTGCTCCTGGTGGAGAAAATGGTGGAGCTGGTGGATCAGGTATAGTAATGATAAGATATAGGTTTCAATAGGTAAATTATGAGTGAAATAAAAGTAAATAAAATTAGTCCAAGAACAGCTTGTGGTACAACCACATTAGGAGATAGTGGAGATACATTCACAATTCCTGCTGGTGTAACAATTACAAACAATGGAACGCAGACAGGTTTTGGTCGTACTGGTGCAGTAAACTGGGATACTACAGCAAAAACTGCTAGTTTTACTGCTGTAAGTGGAAATGGATATTTTGTTAATACAACATCTGGAGCAATTACAGTAACACTTCCAGCATCACCTAGTGCTGGAGATATTGTTGCAATAGCAGATTATGCAAGAACTTTTGCTACTAACAATGTTACAGTTGGTAGAAATAGCTCTAATATTCAAGGTGTTGCATTTGATGGGACAATTGCAACAAATGGTCAATCTACAACCTTTATATATGTTGATGGAACTAAAGGTTGGATTCCAACAGAAGACCAGACTTCAAATAATTATGGTGCATCTTATGTAGCAGCAACAGGTGGAACTGTAACTTGTTGTGGAGATTATAAAATTCATACATTTACAAGTCCAGGAACATTTTGTGTTTCTGTTGCAGGTAACCCTGCAGGTAACGATAAAATAGAATATTTAGTAGTAGCTGGTGGTGGTGGAGGTGGAAGTGGTGATATTGGTGGAGGAGCAGGTGCAGGTGGTTTTAGATTTGCATCACCAAGTCTAGCACCATTATGTTATCCAGCTAAACCTTTAGCTGCTCCAGCAGCAATAACTGCAACAGTAAGTGCATTTCCTATAACTGTTGGTGCTGGTGGTTCAGCATCACCAGGTGGTACTGCAGGTTCAAATTCAATATTTTCAACAATAACATCAGCAGGTGGTGGCGGTGGTAGTTTACCATCACCAGGTGCTAGGTGTGGTGGTTCTGGTGGTGCTCCAGCAGGAAATGGTAATACTCCTCCAGTTAGTCCTGCTCAAGGAACTAATGGAGGAAATTATTATGATAGTGGTGGATCAAGAAAAGGTATGGGTGGTGGCGGTGGAGCTATTCAAGCTGGTCAAACAGGTAGTGCTACTCCAACACAAGTAGGATTTGGTGGAGATGGTGGAGGTCTTCCAACTGCTTTTGGTAGTAATGGTGTTCCTTGCGGTTCATTTAGATATTATGCTGGAGGTGGTGGTGGTGGTTTTGAAGATGGTGGTGCAATTGCTACAGGTGGTAAAGGTGGTGGTGGTCAAGGTGGAGGAAATAGTCCTGCAGTATGTGCACAAAATGGAACAGCTAATTCAGGAGGAGGCGGTGGAGGAGAAGGTTATCCTGCACCAGTAAGAGGACCTGCTGGTAGTGGTGGATCAGGAATTGTAATATTAAGGTATAAATTTCAAAATTAATATGTATTTACTAATATTTAAAATTAATATATAAGGAGAAACATTATGGCACATTTTGCAAAATTAGGAGCTAATGGAAAAGTTATTCAAGTATTAACACTTGATAATAAAGATATGCTCAATGCTGATGGTGTAGAGGATGAAGCAGTAGGTCAACAATATTTAGAGCAACACAACAACTGGGCTGCTCAAATGTGGATTCAAACTTCATACAACACATCTGGCAATCAACACAAATTAGGTGGTACACCTTTTAGAGGAAACTACGCAGGTATAGGTTATACTTGGGATGAAGATAACCAAATTTTTTGGTCTAAAAAACCTTATCCTTCTTGGGTAAAACATATTGCAACAGCTTCTTGGAAATCACCAATCGGTGATGCACCAGATTTAACTGCTGAACAAACTTCACAAAACGAAGCAGGAACTCATGATTGGCACTATGTTTGGAATGAAGATAATCAAACTTGGGATGTTACAGACTCAATGGCATAATCTTTTATGGGTGGTGGAATACAAAAAAAAATCTTATCAGAAGTACATTTAATTTATGGTGATGTTTCAATGCCAAAAGGTTTTGAAATAGACAGAGATAAATTATCTACAGATACTTTACAATCACAAATAACAAACAAAGATTTTCCATTCTCAAGAACTTGGGATATGCTTAATACATTTATTAGAGATCATGTAGGTGTAGAATATAATATTAATTTAATTAACAAACAGACATGGGGAAACATTTATAAACCTAACGAAATTACTATTCCTTTGCTCAACATAGACCCTGTAGATTTAAAAAACTCACCTGATTATACTTGTTTGTATGGCACAAAAGTAGATAAATGTATGGTTAGAATACATTATGAAGATAACAGAAGAAAAGGTAGAAGCTGGGATATAGAACTAAAAAACAATCAATTTATTATTTTTCCTTCTACTTGTATGTATTACTTAAATAAAAAAAAAAAAAATAGTTTAAATTTTGTGCAAACAATAACTTATGAATATATCTAATTATTATTGGTATTTTAAATCTGCATTAACACCTAGATTTTGTGATGAAGTGATTCAATATGCTAATAACCAAAAAGAAGTTATGGCAAGAACTGGTGGTTATGGAAAT